AGATATCTTAAGGCAACTATATTATCATCAGACAAATTTTTACCTATACTTCCATCACCAAAATAAATGTTATAGTTGTAATCATCAGTTTCCTCTAAGAAATAAACTTTTGAGTTAGAATCAAGTTCGGTTGCATCATCAGATAGAACAAAAGTATTTCTTGTTGAATCAACAGATGAGTTGATTACTGAAACAATTAAAGTTGATGTATCGATATTAGCATCAGGTATTCTAAATCTTCTTCTTGTGTTTGTTGCATCTACAGTAACGTTATATGTTACAGGTTCACCCTGAGATATTGTTACGTTAGAAAAAGTGTATGTGTTTGTTATAACGTTTTTTGAGGCAACTTGAGTATCAAGATTTACAAATGTATAATTCACACCATCAATTTGTTGTGATTGAAACTTACTATATGAGGGAAGAGTAATGACAGCTTGACCGCTAGTTGGACTCGTATCTTCAACTACAACATCAACAACTGCAGTTGACGCTCTGGTTGATGTTGGAACATAATTTAGATGTTTTGCGTGTGAAACTACTGAATTTCTTAATATGGCGCTATCTAAAAACATTTCATTACCAACCATGTTTAGATAATATGCCATATAATGCGTATTATATGCGAGAATATCCAGCAATATATTGAATCCAGAACCTTCAAAATCATATTCTGTAAATTGATTTTGACTTCTAAGATAGTCCCTCAAGTTGATTTTGATCGTGTCAAAATCCAGTTCAGAAATTCTTAGAACCGTATTTGAAGTTGCCATATTATCTTACTCTTTCCAGAAACATGTTTATTACTGTTGGTGCTGCATTATTTACGATGAAGAATTGTATTACTACTTGAAATCTATTTTGATCTTCTACTGCTTGTACTATGACATCTTTTAGCTTTACTCTAGGCTCAAAGTTGTTTATGACATCTTCTATTGCACGTTTTATATTTTGTGTTGCTAAAGGACCAAAATTTTCAAATAACATTTGACGGACCGAAGAACCAATTTCGGGATGAAATGGTTTTTCATAGTTAGCTAGATTTACTAGATTTCTAACGGAACGAATTATTGCTTGATCTCCGTTACGGACAGAAATGTCTCCCGTAGCAGGATTTCGAGTAAAATTCAAGTCTAAGTCTCTAAAAATTCTTTGTATTACAGGCATATTTTATTTATCTAAGATATCCCATGAGTTTTGATTGTCCTATCTTACTTTCAAGCAAAAATTTACCACAAGGATTTTGATACATACTCTCCAATAATGATGAAAGAGCTGCTTGACGAAGCTGTTCAAGAGAATTATTGAAAAAATTGTTATCAGCATTTATAATATTTTGTAGCGTAGTTATCATTTCATTTATTCTAAAGATAATATCTGAAGCAGTTGCTAGACACGAGTTTATCGAACTAATCATTCCTGCTATTTCAGAACCATATCCATTCAAAAGATCATTCGAAAAAAGACCAGTCATATTATTCAAAAGACTAAAACAATTTGAAGCAGAATCTATAGAATATGCCAATCCGCCTAATGATCTTCCAACAGATAGTATTCTGTCTAATCCAGGAGTGGAATTAGTACCTTGTGGAATAACGCCAGAAAGAATTTGTGTATGTATGCTAAACAATTCGAGCTGTTCGATTAGACCGGTAGATCCGCCAGGTGTCCCTAAAGCGGAAATTATATCAGTTTTATCTCCTGCCGACAAGCACGAACTATTGTTTACTGCATCGTATAAGCCTGTCAAATTATCATTGAATCCTGTTATTGCATCTCCAACGGGATTGCGAAATATTGCACTTCGTCCTTCATTCAAAAAAGTTTCGTATATGTTTTTTTGTGTCGGTGAAGAGATAGATCCTGTATATTCACCTGGTTGATACGCTTCGGGATCGGGTATTATGATCGGAGAAGTAGAAGTAGGTAATACTGACATTTTTTTCCTCTTTTTTTATTCAACCACCAGCAAAAACTGTAGAAGCACCTGTCATGACAATTGAACCACACTCAATAGGATCACCAATTCTACCGCATTGCAATCCATTTATGTACACAGTAGATGATCCTGCTGCTAAAACACTATCATGACAGCCTTGATCTGGACAACAATGTAAAATCCAATGATCCGTTTGTCTATGTACACCAAGTCCCTCAGCAAATACGTCAGAACTTGCAACGTCATTCACTCTAGGTGGCCAGCAACCGTGACCAGAACATAAATCGGTCAATCTTGTTACTGCAGCCATTATTCTCTAGTCAACTCTAAAAATTTTTCTATTTGTTTATCTATGATTTCTTTACGATTGGGCCACTTGATGTAAACTTTTTCGGGGTTTTTTGCCAAATTAGTAAGTAATGGTAAAATCATGTCCTCTACTTTTTTGAGACGATCACGAATTTCCAATTCGATAAGACGTTTATGTTCATCTACATCAACTTTTGACAAAAGACTATCTAGTTTTTCTTCAAGTTTTTTTACATCTTCAGTTGAACTTATTGATGTCTGTGCTAAAGGTAAATTTAAAGATTTGAAATATTCATCTTCATCAACCGCACTAAATCCAAAATCACTATCTGTCATTTTTTGTTTTCCTTATGCATTGAGTCCTGTTTCATAACCGCCGCCTCTCCATGTTAGTAATCTTGGTCTTCCAGTTCCTGTTCTATTTCCCTTGCGATTAAAACTAATATGAAGCCATCCATTTGGTGAATTTGAAGGAATTTCATATATGATCTGATCAAAACTCAAATTAGTTGAAGCCCACTTGCATATTTCAAGCAATTCTGTTTTTGTTTTACTTGGCCAAGAAACATCAGCGGCCTGACCTGTTCCATGTTGAGACTGGTTTTCACCAACTCTAAATGCACTATTAATTCTCATTCCAGGATACTGTTTACGAAGTGGCTCAAGACAGTTTTGTGCAAGTGCCTGTAAGTTGCACGCAATTTCAGATTCTTTTAGACCTTTTTGAGAATTTATTCTGTATGGAAATAGTATTCCGGGTCCTATTGTCAAATTTCTTAGCTTGTAGTTTTCGCTAATGTTCTTGTCATAATCACTGGCGGTCAATGGTTCGGAAAAATCGCCACAAACAACTGGTGGAGAGGGTTCAGTATTTGCTGGTTCTGGCGAAGTTTCTTTTGGTGCGTCATTTGGTTTATAATCAGGAGATGTTGCAGCATAGTCAGGACTTACATTTAGCGTAACTCCAGCAAATTCAAACGATCCTGTTCCCCCAGGAACTTGTCTTTTTTCGAAAGCCGCAGTTTTAGGACTAAACGCTTGTTCCTCATAAGATGGAAATTCTCCCGGCGGATTCAAATCTATGCGCGGGGCAACAAACTTCATGTTTCCAGTCGAAACTACTTCGTAGGTCCCTTTGACAGAAGTTTTCATATTTCCGCCCACTTTTAAATCAGCATCTCCGCGAACAAATATTGATCCTCGTCCATTTATAGTGATATTACAATCGCCGTAAATCATAACATTATTATCAGATAATGTAATTTCATATCTGTCTTTGACTACTTTCATCACTCTTGTTCCATCAGGATGCATTTCGTCAAATGTACCAGAGCGATGTGCAATATGCACACGTTCAGATCCAGGCGTATCATCTAATTCAACAACGTGTCCAGATTCAGTTTCATAAACATGATTGTACGGATATTGAGCGGCATATTTTGTTTCTGGCTCTGACCAAAAGTTTTCATCAGCGGTTAGAACATTTTGCTCTATTGTTTTCTTTTTAATTCCTACAATTGTATCTTCAACATTTTCATTTCTAGCAAGACGACTAACTGTCGGTTCTCCTGCCAAATTAGGAAATCTTTGTGCAGGACTATCTGACCAAGAAACACCGCTACCATCTGTCGAATAAGTTTTTGTGCCAGGGATTTTCGGACTTTTACTTAGTGCTACTAAATCTCTAGGATCTGAAAAACCCTTGTCTATTCTTGGTGTCCCATCAGGTATTCCTGGTACAATACCAATAATTATAGGAAATTGGCCGTCATCACCGTCTAGAAAAAAACCAAATACCATTTCGCCTTCTTTTGGCGCAACCATGCTTGCTGCAT